TGGAGCAAAGACGACGAGCTGATGCTCAAATCGCAAGACAATCAAGACGGCGAGCCGCTGTGGTCGCTGGGCTGGATTGTGCACAGCCACAAATCGCGCAGCGTGCAGCAGGCGCGTAACGGCTTATTTCGGACGCTGGCATGGCTGTATATGTTTAAGCATTACGCCGTGCATGATTTTGCCGAGTTTTTGGAGCTTTACGGCATGCCCATCCGTATCGGCAAATACGGGGCGGGTGCAACGGAGGCAGAAAAACGCACGCTGTTGCGCGCGGTTGCCGAAATCGGCCACAACGCGGCGGGCATCATGCCCGAAGGCATGGAAGTCGAGCTGCATCAAGCGGCCAGCGGCACGACTGCCACCAGCAACCCGTTTTTGCAGATGGCCGACTGGTGCGAAAAATCGGCGGCACGGCTGATTTTGGGGCAAACGCTGACCAGCGGCGCGGACGGAAAATCCAGCACCAACGCGCTGGGCAATATCCACAACGAAGTACGCCGCGATTTGCTGGTGTCGGACGCAAAACAGGTGGCGCAAACCATCACAAGCCAAATCATCGGGCCGTTCCTGCAAATCAACTATCCCAATGCCGACCCAAACCGCGTGCCGAAATTTGAATTTGACACGCGCGATCCGGAAGACATCGCAGTCTTCGCCGACGCTATCCCGAAACTGGTGGATGTCGGCGTACAAATCCCCGAAAGCTGGGTGCGCGACAAACTGGTAATTCCAGATGTGCAGGAGGGTGAGGCTGTGTTGGCGCGGCAGGTACCGGACAATCCGGTAAACAGAACTGCATTGGCGGCTTTATCCGCCCACGCCGTACCATCTAAGGCTACGGGCGGGCATCAGGAAATATTGGACGGCGCGTTGGATGACGCGCTGGTTGAACCCGATTTCAATTCTCAGCTCAACCCGATGGTGCGTCAGGCGGTTGCCGCACTTAATGCTTGCAACAGCTACGAGGAGGCAGATGCCGCACTGAATGCGCTTTATCCGAATTTGGACAACGCGAAACTGCGTACTTATATGCAGCAGGCCTTGTTTATCAGCGATATCTTGGGACAAGACCATGCCCGCGCCTGATTTGGGATTTGCCTTAAGTCTGCCGCCGAAAAAGGCAATCAAGTGGTTGGAAAGTAAAAAGGTTACGGCGAATAGCTACCGCAATCTGACAGCCTCCGAAATTGCCAAAGTCTATACGATTGCCCGCATGACCGATTTGGATATGCTCAACGACATCAAAACTTCGATGGTTGAATCGGCAAAAAGTGGACAGTCGTTTGACGATTGGCGAAAAGGTATCTTAAATCTGCTCAGTAACAAGGGCTGGCTGCATCCGAACGGGCATAACGGTAAAGACATCATCGACCCTGCAACTGGCGAGGTGTTCGGCGCGCCGCGCAGACTGGAGACGATTTACCGTACCAACATGCAGACCGCCTACAATGCCGGACAGTATCAGGGCTATATGGCAAATGTCGATGCGCGGCCTTATTGGATGTATGACTCGGTAGGCGACAGCCGCACCCGCCCTGCCCATGCCGCAATGGACGGGCTGGTGTATCGGTACGACGACGCTTTCTGGACGACTTTTTACCCGCCCAACGGCTACAACTGCCGCTGCTCGGTCATCGCCCTGTCTGAACGGGATGTCGAGAGGCAGGGGCGGATTGTCGGACAAAGCACGCCGGAAAATCTAGTTGAAACCCAAAAAATCTACAACAAGAAAGGCGACAGCTATCAGACGACTGCCTATAAAGCCCCCGACGGCAGCCTCTACACGACCGACCGCGGCTTTGACTACAACGCCGGGCGGATGAACTATCGCCCCGATTTAGACAAGTACGACCGCGCCTTGGCTCATGAGTTTGCCAAGGCGGAAATGGGCGGTCCCGATTTTAAAAGCAGTTTCAAACAGCTCAAAAAAGAGTTTTACGAGGTCAAAGGTCGTCTGAACATTGAAGGCAAACCGGATAAAGAGCAAAAAATCAAAATCCGGAACGCGCTGTCAAGACAGCTTAAATTTGCTGCCGGCGTGTTGAGTAAGGAGACGCAGGAGTTGACAGGCATGGCGCGGGCGACGGTGTGGCTGTCTGATGATACATTGGTCAAACAGGTGGACAGTCGGGAGGGGCAGAATTTCGATGACTCCTACTATGCTTTTTTGCCGGATATGCTGCAAAACCCTGAACATGTCATCCGTGACAATCGTGAATTGATTTTCACAGCTCGCTATAAAGGCTCGGCATTGTGGGCGGTTTTAAAATATATTAAGGAGGTGGATGAGATTTATCTACAGTCGTATCGGATCAGTAACGACAAAGAGATTGCCAAATTTATGGCGAAGAAGGAAGTATTGAAATAGACATCGGGCAAGGCTCGAAATCACTTGCACACGCTCTCGGTCACCCTTTCGGGTAGGCTGCGGTATCGAGATTATCACCGCTTTTCCGATGTCTTGAGATGATTATAGCATGATTGAAGTCCAAATCGACAACCTGTTTGTGGTGCAAAACCAGCTCGAACGTTTGGGCAGTGGCGTGGAAAACCGCTATCTGCTTATGCGCCGCTTATCGGAAACCATGCACAAAGGCGTGCGTGATAATTTCCGCGCGGGCGGCTGTCCGAAATGGTTGGGGCTGAAATACCGCAACGGCAAGCCGCTGAACGATACCGGTGCGCTGCGCAACAGCTTCAGTACCTTTTCCGACAATGACACCGCGCTGGTTGGCACCAATCTGGTTTATGCTGCGATTCACAATTTCGGCGGCATGGCGGGACGTGGCCGCAAGGTGCGTATTCCGCAGCGTGAATTTTTGGTTTTGAGCAACGACGACAAGCAGGCTTTAATGGATGATGTGCAGGATTATTTCGCCAATCTGATCGGCTGATTTTCAGACGGCCTGAAAAACGCGCTTTTTAGCGCGTTTTTTTATGACGGTAAGGCAAACCCCTATCAGAAGATTTAAACGCAATCCTAGGCGAATTTAAAAAGGCTCTGAAACGGATTTAATTCTATCGGCTGAATGTCGGCGGCAGGTTTGAAGCGTGTCCGCTCTTTATGGTGTGAAAAAAGCCGGAAAATGGCCACTATCGACAAGGAGTGGAATATGCCTAAAGACAAACAACAACTGAGTCTCGCTGCGTGTAGCTTTGAGGTGCAGCCGAAAGACGGCCGCATTCAGCTGCTGCCCTATGGTGAGTTTCGCGCGGTGGACGGCCGCCCGAATGATGTGCCGGCTTGGTTTTTAACTGAGGAAAACGGCAATGATGTCGTGGCTTTGGCCAATGCTTCGCGTAATCAGTTGGTGGTCGATTATGAGCACCAGACGCTTTATAAGGAAAAAAACGGCCAGCCCGCACCTGCCGCCGGTTGGATGCGCTGGCTGGATTTTACGCCTAAAGGCTTGTTCGCCGATGTCGAGTGGACGGATAAAGCGGCGGCCGCGGTTGCAGCCAAGGGATACCGCTATGTCTCCGCGGGGGGTTTTTTTTTTTCTAAAGGCTACGTCCGCAAAATCTACCATGCCGCGCTGACCAATTATCCTGCGTTGGACGGCATGGACGAGGTGTTGGCGGCTGCGTCGGCACAGTTTATCAAACCTGAAACGGAGCAAACCCCGATGAAAGAGTTGTTGCAACAACTGCTCGGCCTGCCGCAGGCAGAGGAAGCCGAATTAACCGCAGCCCTGACTGCGCTTTTGCAGGCCAAACCGAAAGATGTGGCTTTGTCTGCCGCTATCTTTAAAGATTTGGCCGATAAAGACGACAAAATCGCCGCGCTGTCTGCGCAAGGCGGCCAGCCTGATTTGACTCAATATGCGCCGGTGTCGATAGTGGCCGAGCTGCAAAGCCAAGTGGCTGCACTGACTGCCGAACGCGAAGCCGATAAAGGCCAAGAGCTGATTACCGCTGCTTTGAGTGCAGGTAAATTGCTGCCGGCACAAAAAGAATGGGCCGAAGGCGTATTGAAACAGCCAAACGGCTTGGCATTTTTAACCGGCTTTATTGAAAACGCCCAGCCGGTCGCTGCACTGGCAGGCTCGCAAACGGGCGGCAAAGCACCCGACGAACGCGTCGCCGCACTGACTGCGGAAGAGGCAGCCGCAGCAAAAATGCTGGGCATGTCCGGCGAAGAATTTGTAAAAATCAAAGAAAGCGAAGGTAAGTAATGAATAAGGCAGCAATTTTAGCCGCCCTGACGGCAGCATTCCGCAAAGAGTTTCAGTCCGGCTTAGATTCGGTTAAGCCTGACTACCCTGCTATCGCTATGACTATTCCGTCAACAACTTCGACGAATACTTATGCGTGGCTGGGCAAATTCCCGCAAATGCGCGAGTGGGTCGGCTCACGTCAGATCAAAAAAATGAGCAATCAGGCAATGAGCTTGGAAAATAAAAAATTCGAAGCGACTGTTGGCGTGGCTCGCACTGACATCGAAGATGACCAAGTAGGTATGTACCGCCCAATGATGGCTGCAATGGGTGAATCCGCTGCCGCTTTGCCTGATACGTTGGTGTGGGGTCTGCTCAAGAAAGGCAAAACCACCATTGGCTACGACGGCCAATACTTCTTTGACGTTGACCATCCAGTTTTCGAAAACCACGATGGCACAGGTCAAAACACGCCTTATTCCAACCTGACTACCGGTACAGACAACGACGCACCTACATTCTACGTTGTTGACGACACCAAAACCCTGAAGCCTTTGATTTTCCAAAACCGCACCGAAACAGAGTTCGAAACCAAATTCGATCCGTCCAAATCCGACCGCGTGTTTATGGAAGACGAATATCTGTATGGCTCGCGCCGCCGTTGTAATGCCGGTTTCGGTTTGTGGCAGCTGATGCACATGGCAGAAAAAACCGCGCTGACCCGAGAAAACCTTGCCAAAATCATCGTGCAAATGCAAAAAACCAAAGCTGATGGCGGTTATGTCTTGGGCATTAAGCCAAGCCTGTTGGTCGTCCCGCCCGAACTGGAAGACAAAGCCCGTGAATTATTGGAAGCCGACAAAATCAACGGCACGACCAATACCTTCAAAGGCCGTCTGAAACTGCACGTTTGCGTGCATCTGTAAACCCCAAACCGCTTTCAGGCGGTCTTTAAAACCTGTTTAAAGGCCGTCTGAAACAAGGAGTCATCATGGCAAAAACCAACAACAAACCAGAAACCGCCGAAACCGCCACCCCGTCGTTTGAAGACATCAAAGCCGAATTGGACGCCGTGCAGGCAGAGCTTGCCGCCGCCCGAAACGATGTCGAAATGCTGACCACAGACTTGGCAAAAGCCGAAGACGACAAAAAGGCACTGTCCGCCGAACTTGCCGAACTCAAAGCGCAGCATACGCAACGCGCCGCCGACTCTTTGGCGGACAGCCGCGATGTGATGCTCGTCAGTACCGGCGCAGACGGCAAAGAATTTTGGCGCGGCGGCCTGCTGTTTGACGGCGGCTGGCGCGAAGTGAAGCGCGCCGAAGTCGGCGAAGCGGTGTGGAAGGCAATTTGCGCCGAGCCTATGCTGCAACGCAAGGCGGTCGAGTAATGGCATACGCGACGGTTGAGGATATGGTTGCGCGTTTCAGCGAGCTGGAGGTTATCCAGCTGACCGACCGCAACCAAGACGGCTTGATTAACGAGGATGTGGCGGCAGTGGCACTGGCCGGTGCCACCGCCGCAAAAGAAGCTTTTTTGGGGCGGTTTAAAAGTCCGTTTACCGATGTGCCGCCCATCCTCAAGCGCTTGTGTTGCGATATTGCCCGCTACCGCCTTACCGCCGCCAACGGCGTGCTGATTACCGACGAAATCCGCAACCGCTACAAAATCGACGTGCTCGACCTGCTGCGTGCTATGGCCAAAGGCGAAGTGCAGCTGGGCGTGGATGATGGCGGCGAAGAAGTGGCCGCGGGCGAAGACGGTATTGTGTTTGTAAACGGTAAAAATAAGGTGTTCGGGCGTGATCACTGATATTGAGCAAGCGATAACAGACCGTCTGAAACGGGGCTTGGGTCGCATGGTGCGCACGGTTAAAAGCTACAACGGCGAGGCCGACGATTTGGCGGGGCAAATCCATACGCTGCCTGCGGTTTGGGTAACGTATGGCGGCAGCAAAGTTGAGCCTGCCAGCACCGGCGGCGTATGCGGACGTTATCAGGATACCGCCGAATTTGTGGTGATGGTGGCGGCCCGCAATCTGCGCAACGAGCAGGCGCAGCGGCAAGGCGGCATCGACAGCCGCGAAATCGGCAGCAACGATTTAATCCGCGCTGTTCGCCGCCTGCTTGACGGCCAGCGGCTCGGTTTTGCCGATAGCCGCGGCTTGGTGCCCAAAGCGGTGCGCGCGATTGCCAATCATGTACTGGTGCAAAACGCCGCAGTAAGCATATATGCGGTTGAGTATGCCATCCGCTTTAACACCTGCGGGTTGGAAAATGACCGCTACCCCGAACGCGCCGACAATCCCGACGACCCAGACCATATCTTTACCAAGTATCAGGTTACATTGAGCGAGCCGTGGCCTGATTTCGATGGGTTGGACGGCAAAATTTACGACCCGCAATCCGCCGGTGAAATACCTGTAAACCTAACCCTTAAGGATAAGCAATGAGCAAAATCAAAGTAACGGCGGCAGACGGCCTGCGTGTGCCGACCGAACACAACCCGCACGAATATATCGGCCAAGAGCCGGTGGAGGTGGACGGCAACAGCCTGTATTACCGCCGCATGATTGATGACGGCGATTTGGTGGTGGTTGAGGATGCCGCCCCAAATACCAAAACCCGCAATACTAAGGGAGAGTAATGATGCCCCATATTGATTTTGACGCGATTCCGGGCAGCATCCGCGTACCCGGGCAGTATATTGAATTTAACACCCGCAATGCCGTGCAAGGTTTGCCGCAAAATCCGCAAAAGGTATTGATGGTTGCACCCATGCTGACCGCGGGCATACAGCCCGCCTTAGAGCCGGTGCAACTATTTAGCGATGCCGAGGCGGCCGATTTGTTCGGACAAGGCTCGCTGGCGCATTTGATGGTGCGCCAAGCATTTGCCAACAACCCTTATTTGGATTTGACCGTTATCGGTATTGCCGACCACAGCGCAGGCGTGCAGGCAACCGCAACCGTTACCCTTTCCGGCACGGC